TCGGTGTGTCTGAGGCGCCCCCCCCCCCCCCCTTCCCCGGGCGAGGAAGGGGCCACAAGCAATAAGGGGGCGATTAGTCGCCTAGGCCGGCATTGGCCTGGTAAGTGAGCTGGAGCATCGAGCACAGCCGGGGGAATAATCCAAGATCAATATGAATCTGTGCCCCGGCGCTATCCTGAAGATCCGCACCGGTGGGCCCTAGCTCGATGAACAACCCATCCAGCTCGCCCGAGAAAACAAACGCGCTAGGCATCGACGGCCACCTCCTGGGCAGCACTCGGGTCTTCCGGGGCGAACAAGCTCATCATCGCTGGGAACTGGAACCGCTGAACCCGAAAAAGGAACTCGCCTTCGTCGTAGAAGCGAACCGTCCCGCCGTCTCGGACCGCGTACAGGCCGTCGCCAATATTGCAGAACCGGTCCGTCATCGGCGGCACCCCGGCATGCTGGTACCAGGCGTCTTGCAAAGCGTCGATGAGTCGCATAATCGAACCCGCATCAACCTGCACGACGCCAACCCCGTCCTGGGCCAACTCCACCCCGGTATCAGTGATCGTTACTTGGAGGTCATCAATCTTCCGGCTAGGCACGGGGCTCCACCTCCTGCCGCAGCGCATGCTGCAACACCGTGATATTCCCGTGCACGACCTCAGGCTGGGTGCTGTCTGCAGTGCACAACCCCAGCAGCATGAACTCCGACACATGAGGAACCTTGGTGTCCCCCGTACCGCCGCCTACGATCAAAACATCAACCAGACCCTCATCAATCAGCGTTGTGAGGGCTTCCGCTACCGGCCGTAGCTCGACCAACATCGGCTCGCGCTTCACACGAACCACAACATCCAAATTCTTCATTGTTTTTCCTTTTCTTCCTTGCTTTACGACGACCCCAGCGACTAAGCCGCGGGGGTGTTGAGCTCTGGTTTTACCCATTCCACCCATGGAGACAGATCAAAGTTTGTCCCTTGGATAGTCGCTATGTGCAGAGCCATCGCACGGCTAATTGGTGCCCCCGCCCGCATAAGCTCAAGATCCGGCAAATCGACCCCCAAAATCGCAGCCGTTTGTTCATCGGTTTCCAACCGTCGGTCTGACATGATTTTCTCAATTACTCCAGCTTTGAGGCGTAACTTCATTTTCACCTTCCGTTCATTTCGATCTCCATGGGTACATTATGCACATTAAAAGATCATTTCGCAAGTGGTTATTGAAATTTCACCAAATCGCCATTTCTTGACACGTGCAAATAGCACTTGCATAATGGACTTATGAACCATGAACAGTGGATACGTAGCATCAAAGATGGGCTCACTCCTACCGTGGCGGCCCAAAAAGCCGGGCTCGCCCATACAACCGTCCTCCGGCAACTCGCAAAAGGACGGCTCACCGCCGATAATGTCATCGCCATCGCGCACGCTTACAACCTCAAAGCTGGGGATGCGCTAGTGAAAACCGGACATATCACTCCACTTGACCTGGATGGGACGGGCATAGAAACAGCTCTAGGCTTAGCCACGAATAAGCAGCTCCTCAAAGAGATTGATAAACGCATAGATCCAGAATCGGTCCGAATTTTCCATGGAGAGAAAGAAATATCACCTCACATCGGAAACGCGGTTGAGCTCGATAAGACAATACAAAGCAACGCCCCGTCTCCTGATGATGGTTGGCAATATGAAGAGATGGCGGCGGCGGATGATTCGCCGGATGAGCCGATGCCGGGTGATGATGGCTACCATGATGGGCCGTAAGCTAATTTGATATTTTTGTTTCATTTTCCTTATGATTATCCTTAATTTTTTCATATCTCTAGGAGAATGAAATGTTAACGATTGACAACCTTGAAGATTTAGCGATATCTCTGGGGGTTACCCTGTGTACGCACGTCGGTGGCAAGAAGGGGCTCTGGAATACACCCCGGCGCGCAATCAGTATTCGGCGGGGGCTGCACCCGGTGGCGCATTTGTGCACATTGGCGCATGAGGTGGGGCATGCGGCGCTGGGGCATGATTCGGCTGCTGTAGGGTGGTGGCGGGCGAAGCAGGAACTGGCAGCTAATCGGTGGGCGGCAAGGCAGTTAATCACGATTGAGGAGTATGCGGCGGCAGAGCGTGTCCATCCGTCGTTAAGCGGGGTCGCTCATGAGCTGGGGGTGACGGTTTTTATGGTTGAGGCGTGGCAGGAAATGTACCAGTCAGGCACATATGCGAGATTCCTTATGGATGCCTGATAAACCTGAAAGAGGGTATTGCGAACGTCATTCCATCAAAACTATATACAAGCACCTAGATGAATCATAAGATAAATCTTAACTGCGGTTTACATAAGATGAAGAAAAGGGAATGGAGCCATGGTTGGTATCTATGATGCGAAGCCGGCGGAAACCTGGTGCGGCCAAAATGTGGTGGGGATGCGGTACCATGCGGCGGAAGTTGATACGGTTATCAGGCAGGTGCGAGCTGATGCCGAGGGTGCCCGATATTTCGACGCAACACTAGTGTTGGAGCCGGATAATCCGTATTCCAATAGTGGGCATGCGATCTCCGTGCGATACAACGATCAGGTGCTGGGGTATCTGCCGGATGAAGACACTGCGAAGTATTTTCCCGAGGTAGCGCGGTTGGCTGCGAGCGGGTTTGATGTTGGAGTTCGGGCACGACTGTGGTCGAATACGGATAGGCCTGATTTCGGACCAGGTGACGCCCCATATTACAAACTAAAAGTGGGGGTGCTGCCGCCTGGGGCTATCGCCCCGTTTAATAATCCCCCAACCTTGGATTGGGCGCTCATCCCTCGGGGCAAGAGTATCAAGGTCACGAAGACCCAGGAGTATTTCGAGGCGAACAAGAATGTCTTATCAGCTGGAGACACGTGCTTTCTCGCCACGCTTCATAAAGTTATGCGGGGGACGAAAGCCCCGGTGATCGAAGTATGTCTCAATGGCCACCGTCTTGGTGAGCTCACTGAGGTTTCCAGCAACAAGCTTATGCCTTTTGTTGACCATTTCAACGATAAAAGTCTTGTGGCTGTGTGCTATGCGCTGATATGGATTCGAGCTAACGGTATACAGGTCACCTTAGATGTCACCCCTGCCGCGAGCGCAAGCTACTCCCAGATACACGATCCCGTAGTCAACCCGTTGCCTGAGCTGGTGAGGAAAGAACGGGACCCGTGGTCGTACCAGTTACCGGGGCGGTTTAAGGGGTCGGGAAGCTCGTCTGGCGTCACCCAAGCGCAGAGCGCCGCTACCCAGGGGTATGTTAATCAGCGATCCCCAAAGTTCGCGCATGTCCAATCAGCAACATTTACCGAAGCGGAACGGCGCAAAGAAGCAACCAGGCGGGCTAAAGCAAACGAGCGGGAAATCATGGCAAGCCGCGCCACGCCAACGCCTTCCAATCCGCCTACGGCGAGAGCGTCGGCAACATCGGACGAAGAAGCAGGTTGCGCTCTTATCGGTCTCGGCATAGGCATCATTCTCGTCTTGTGGTGGTTGTCATCATGCTTTGGTGATACCTCTTCAGGCAGTTCAACGCCTGCGACTACTTCTTCCACTAGTGATTATTCGTCATATGGCGACTCTGGCAGTAGTTCGTCTAGTTATGATGCCGATCAGATCAATGGGTGGACTAAAGCCGCCGCACGGAACGCTTGCCATAAACAGGTTGAAGCGCAGCTCAAGTCGCCGTCTACTGCGAAGTTTGAAAGCCTGTTTGATTTTACTGCTTTGCAAAACGACGCCCACACTAAATGGACGCTGCGGGGGCACGTTGATTCTCAAAATGGTTACAGGGCGACAGTCCGTACGGAATGGGTGTGCACGGTTGTCCCAACGAGTTCCGATAATGCCAGGGTGGAAGCCCTGCTAGTCCAGTAAAAACAGAAGAAAGGAAAACACAATGACGCATCAGGCACCGGCACCACAAGCCCCGCAGGAGCCACAGCAACCGCAGCAGGGGGAACAACTGACGCAACAGCCCCCTTCTCCTCCGCAACAGCAGGCGTTTCCGCAGTATCAACCGCAGCCTCAGGGATATGCGCAACGGCCAATGCCGGCTACAACGGGGTCGTTTGAGGGATACAAGGTTACTGCTACTGTCATCGCTACCTTTAGTCTCGTGGTTTTTGCTCTTGGAGTTTTCGTGTTGTTCGACGGTAACGGGGGAGAAGATCTGATCGGCGGCATGGTGATGACAGGCGGGTCGCTTGTGATTATGCTGCTGGCCGGCATTTGGCACGCGGTGGCGGCTATTGGCCATGATCTTGCTGTCAGCCGGCAACTGCGGCAACGGTAAGCGCATTGGAAATATTTTTGACCCCCGCTCATGTCTGCCAAGAACTGGATCGGGGGTTTGAGGAAACAAAACCCATGTAGATGGGTTCTTTAAGGAGTATATCATGGCATATGTACGGGACTTATGGACCGTGGTTGGCCCCATGGGGCGACGAGTGCGGTCGGCTAGGTGGGGGCAAGGCCGGCGTTGGCAAGCGGTGTGGGTCGAGAACGGCAAGACCATCACCAAAATGTTTGATAGTGCCGATGCCGCCAACCTTTATGTAAGCCGCACCGAGGTAGGCCAGGCTGAAGGCACATGGATTACTAAAGACCGCTTAGATGTGACGCTTGGGGATATGTGGGGTGTGTGGATTGCGTCAAAAACCGGGCGGGCTGCTTCCACTGTTGCTGGGTATCGGGCGGCGTGGCGGCACATCGAGCCCACGTGGCAGTACGCCCCCTGCTGGAAAATCACCCGAGCAGCATTTAGCACGTGGATCCCCACCGTCACCCGGCTAGATAACGCCGGTGCGGCGTTAAGCGGAGCGAGTCTGCGTAAGGTAGGGATTGTTTTCCATGCGCTCCTGGACCAGGCTGTCGAGCTGGGGGTTATCACGAAAAACCCTATGCGGTCCAGTGATATTCCCAGGCAGGGGAAGTCGGATCGGCGGTATTTGACTGTCGCCGAGATCGACCGGCTTGTGCAGGCGGCGCCGACAGAGGCTGCAGCCCTCATGATCTCGGTGCTGGTCCAGACAGGATTGCGGCCAGGCGAAGCAAAGGGGCTGCAGGTTCGAGACCTCGACGTGTTACGGGGCCGGCTCATGATCCGCCGTGATGTTGACGCCCTCGGCAACCCCGATGAGACGAAAACCCGCACCCATCGAGACGTCCCTGTAGGCGGCGATCTTCTCCTCGATCTCGAAGATATTGCTGATGACCATGCGCCCACCGACTGGCTCCTCACCGATGAGTATGGCCATGTGTGGACGACAACCCGATGGCGCGCAGTGTGGAAAACCACTTGCACCAGTGCCGGTCTCACCGGGGTCACCACCTACGAGCTACGGCACACCGCGGCATCACTAGCGATTGCCGCGGGGGCAGATGTCAAGACTGTACAGCGGATGCTGGGGCACGCAAGCGCGGCCATGACGCTTGACACCTACGCCCACCTATGGGAGACGGGGATTGATGCTATCCCCTATGCAGTTGCTGAGCACATGGCCGCCGAGCGGAAACGAGAAGCAGACAAAGCAGCCCGACGCGCCAAACGGCGGGGACGCGGCTTGCGGATCGTCGATGGGTGACTCGAACAAACTTTCCATAGAAAACCGGGCTTATTGAAAACCCGGTTTTTTTCTGTTCGGGATTTGTTCGGGATGGATTCGGTCCGAGGTCCAACGACCTGCAACGACTCTCAACATGCCGGGGTGGGGGTAGCATTAGTGAAACCCCAGCTCACACGCACTTTGAGCTGGGGTTTTGGCGGAGCCGCCTGTGGGAATCGAACCCACGACCTTTTCATTACGAGTGAAGCGCTCTACCGACTGAGCTAAGGCGGCACGA